TTGTGAAAAGCTCGCCAAAGAAGCGTCTAAGATTGACAAAGACTTTGAAGCAAAAGTCAATGACATGGCTGCTGACTTCGGTCCTATTCCGTCCTTTATGATCGGTGTCCTGGAGGACTTGGAGAACGGTGGAGAAGTTCTAGCATTCATTGCTAATGACGATGATGTGGCTGAAGAAATTTACAGCCATGCTAAGAAGCCTGCTAGGTTGACTGCCGAGCTTCTTAAAATTTCAAATAAGCTTTTGGATGCCAAGAAGCCTAAGCATAAGAAGCTGTCCGCTGTTCCTGATCCTGTCAAGCCAATTAAAGGAACTAGGGTTATTTCTAACACGATCACTGAAGCTGACACTAAGAACATGGAAAGTTACGTCGCCAAGCGTCAGCGTCAGATGATGGAAAAGCGTAAGTTGCAAGGCTTCTAAAAAATCTAAAATACCGTGCCCACACTGATTTAATGATTATCGATCCTGTCATTTACGCCATAATCAACGTAGTGAATGAAAAACACTACGTTGGTCAGGCTTCAGACAAGTTAAAAAGATTCAGAGAGCACAAGAAAACGTTGCGTGGCAATTACCATTGCAACGTTTTGCTTCAGCGTGCTTTTAATAAGTATGGAGAAGATAAGTTTATTTTCGTTGTTCTAGAGAATTTGCTTAGCTGTGATCAGCTCAATGCCCGCGAACAACATTGGATTGATTTGCTGAAACCTGAATATAACTTGGCTCCTGTCGCAGGTAGCTTGCTTGGATATAAGCATTCTGAAGAAGCTAGAGAGAATATGAGTGAGGCTCATAAAGGTAGAAAGCACTCTGCTGAAACTAGAGCCAAAATGTCTGCGGCCAGAATGGGAAATAAAAATGCCGCTGGTGTCAAACAATCACTAGAGCACATAGAGGCTAGGGCTAAAGTCATCAGAGGTAGGCCTGTATCGGAAGAAACATTGGCTAAACGCTCCGCTGCTCTGAAAGGCCGTATTGTCTCGGAGGAGACAAAAAGAAAAATGAGCGAAGCTGCTTTAAGACGCTGGAATAGGTCTTGACGGTTTTAAAATCTTATAGTCTATATGTGGGCATAAATCCTCTCGGTCGGATAAAAGACCCTGTCTCTTGGTTACCAGCCTCCTTAGTCAGGCTTTAAATTGGCTACTGATCGCTCGTTAAATTGTTTGCACCGAGCAGCAGACACTTCACCAGATCAGTAATTAATTTATTTAACCTGCAAAGGATTACCCACAATGGCTGGGAACCAATATTTAACTATAGATATGATCACTGCTGAGGCGGTGATGCTTTTCAAGAATAGCAACCTGTTCATTATGAACATGGATACTCAGTATGATGATCAGTTTGCTATTGACGGTGCGAAGATTGGCGACACCCTTCGTATTCGTCTGCCGTCTGACTTCATTGTCACCGATGGCCCCGCGATGCAGCTTCAGGACAATACGCAGCAGTTCACTTCGCTGACTGTTTCGTCTCAGAAGAACGTCGCCACTCCGTACACCACCGCTGAGCGCACGATGAGCATTGACCGTTACTCGGAACTGGTCATGGCTCCGATGGTTAACGCTCTCTGCGGTAAGGTTGCTTCCACCATTATGCGTGGCTCTGAAGGTGGTGTTTGTAACTTAGTCGCAAATGTTGATGGCTCTGGTAACATCATCTCCCCGACTATGGATCAGTTCACTGGTGCCAATGCGGTGCTGGATGATCAGGGCGCTTCCATGCTGGATCGTCGCTGCGTTCAAGACCCGACTTCGGATGCTCGCACTGTCAGCTCGCTCGCTGGCTTGCTCAATCCGTCCCAGGAAGTCTCCGCTCAGTTCCGCAGCGGCATGATGAAGTCTGGCCTTGGTTATGATCGCTTCTTCCGTGATCAGACTGTCATTAAGCATACTACTGGCACGTTCTCTGCTGGTGGTACTGTTAACGGTGGCAACCAGTCTACTTCTACCTCTGGCGGCAACATCACCGTTAACGCGATCACTGGCACGCTTAAGAAGGGTGACATCATCACCTTCGCTGGCGTGAACGCTGTGAACCGCGTCACCAAGGATAGCCTTGGCACGCTTCGTCAGTTTGTTGTTACCGCTGATGTTGCCAACGGTGCAACTTCGATCCCGATCTATCCGGGCCTGATTGCTTCGTCCACTGGCGTCGCTGGTGGTCCTGAGCAGCAGTACCAGACGGTTGACGCTTCGCCGCTCAACGGCGCTGTGATGGCTCTGGTTACCCCCGCTGGTTCGGTGTATCGCAAGTCGCTGGCCTATACGCAGAAGGCCGTCACGATGGCGTCTGCTGATCTTGTCATGCCGAAGAAGGCGGTTGAGGAAGCGGCCCGTACGTCTTACGATGGTGTCAGCATGCGTATGCTGACTGACTACCTTCCGATGACTGACCAGCTCGCCACCCGTCTGGATGTGCTCTTTGGCTTCAAGTATATCCGTCCGGAATGGCTCTGCGTTATTGCGGATCGCGTGTAATTGATTGAGTTAAATAAGGCTGGTGTAAAAGCCAGCCTTATTTCTAAAATATCAAATTAAAAAACTAGGGAAAATTCATAATGTCGCTCACCTCCTTTCCTGAGCCTAAGGATTTAGAAGTAGACTTCGTTAATCGCACTGGTGATAGCCGTCCTGTCAGCTTTCAGAAGTGGGATGTTTCCAATCCCCATCCTGGCTACGGCAAAGACCCGAACATTCTCAATGAGTACGGTCATACCAAATACCCTATGTGGGTAGGTAACGTGATTGTGAACAATGAGGAAGAAGAAAAGGCTGCTCGCCGTGAGACCGCTAAGGCTCCTGCTAAAGCTGCTAAGCCTGCTGCCAGTGGCTGGGGTTCTTAATTAAATGGCTACAGCGCGGGACTTCATCACTTTAGCAATGAAAGAGGCTGGTGTGCTTGGCTTAGGCCAAACGCTTAACGCTGAAGATGTGAATGACGGTTTTACGCTGTTAAATCGTATGCTTGCGCAATGGCAGAAGCGCCGTTGGCTAGTTCCTAATTTGTACGATGTTTCTGCTGTTGGCAATGGTGTCAAATCTAATCTTATCGGTCCTGGTCAACATTACAACGCAGCCAGACCGGATAAAATTCAAGCTGCTTATTTCAAGCAGCGCAGTGGTGGTGGATTTAGTAGCGGCTTCGATAGCGGATTTTCTACAGTAAATCCATCAGACACTAGTGTCAGCTATCCGTTAATTCCTATCTGGAGCTATGAGGACTACTCGCGCATAGCTCTTAAAGATTTGCAGTCTTGGCCTCAGTATTATTTCTACGATGGAGCATTTCCTTATGGAAATGTTTTCATTTGGCCTGTGCCCACATCAGCCTATGAAATCCATTTGATTTGCAAAGGCCCAATTGGCTTTACTATTGAATTAGAAGATGGTCAGATTACCAATCAAGGTTTCGGGTATGTCGATGGTAATTATTTAGCTGTTCCGTTTACTAATATTTCTGGTTCTGGTGGTGGCGGTTTAGCCAATGTCACTGTAGCAGCAGGGGCCGTTACTGCTGTCACAATCTCTGATCCTGGTGACGGCTATAAGATCGGAGACAACCTAACCATCTTCAATACCAATCTCGGAGGCACTGGGGCTGATTTTGTTTGGACTGTTACCCGAGTTACTGATGATTTAGACGCTGAATTCAATATGCCTCCTGAGTATGAGGAAGCAATTCACTATAATTTATGCGTTCGCTTAACTTCTATGTATCAGTTGCCACCTAACCCGGTTCAAGGTGCGTTAGCAGCAGTTGCTTTAAATACGATCAAGAAAGCTAACGCGCAAATTCCTAAGCTGCGTATGCCGCCTGCTTTGCAGTTTGGTGGAAACTATGGCTTTTACATTTTCAATGCGGATCAGCAATGATTAGATTTTTCTTCATAGCTGCGTGCTTCATTTTGTGGGCAAATTCTGCCAATGCAGGGTGCGCAGTTCCTTGCACTCAAAATCAATTGCTTACTGAAATTAATACAAATTGGGCTGACAATACCACTGGCAATATCACTCCTGCTCTACTGCGAGCACCTGTCTCTGATATCGTAAATACTTATTTCTCTTTATTGTCCCAATATCAGCTTCCTGTTAACACCATAGCTGTAGGCAAAGGCGTAGGTGTCAATGGTTTGAACAGCGCCACTGTGACAGCTCCTCTTGTGTTGAGTGGCTCAACGCTCAGTTGTCCCACATGCGGCACTGGCGGTTCTGGAACTGTCACTAGCGCATCTGTGGTAACCGCTAATGGCTTTGCTGGTTCTGTGGCAACTGCCACCACCACGCCCGCTATCACTCTGAATACCACTGTAACAGGTATCACAAAAGGTAATGGGACCGCGCTGTCTGCTGCTGTCGCTGGTACTGATTATCAATCTCCTATTTCATTAACCACTACCGGTACTAGTGGCGCAGCTACTTTTATAGGAAATACTTTAAATATACCTCAATATTCAGGTGGTGGAACTCCTGGAGGCAGTAGCGGACAAATTCAATATAACAACAGTGGAGCTTTCGGAGGTTTTACTTTAAGCGGTGACGCAACTGCTAATACTTCAACAGGTGCGCTCACATTAGCTACAGTTAATGCAAATGTTGGAAGTTTTGGAAGTTCTACACAGTGCACAGCATTTACTACCAATGCTAAAGGACTGATTACCGCTGCTTCTCAAACTACATGCACCCCGGCCATAGCCAATATTACTGGACTTGGCACAGGTGTATCAACTGCTTTAGCTGTCAATGTAGGGTCAGCAGGATCATTTGTCACTAATGGTGGAGCGCTGGGAACGCCAGCTTCGGCTACATTGACGAATGCAACTGGTCTTCCGCTATCCGGTCTGAATGCCCAAGCGGCATGGTCGTTCGTCGTCAACAATACATCCGGAAGCGCCGCACCAACCGCTGTAGACATAGGGTCTTTGACGTCGAAGGCATCACCAGCGGCAACCGATTTAGTTATCATCTCAGATCAGGCCGCATCTGGTGCATTGAAGCGGGCGACTGTTTCTTCAATTTCGTCGGGCGGTTCTGTTGCATCGGTAAACGGCCAGACTGGCGCTATCACGCTTCCTGTTCTTCCTCAGGGTCGTCTTACGTTACAGACAGCGACCCCGGTCATGACGACAACGCAAAGTGCTAAAACGACCATTTACTATACGGCCTATCAAGGAAATCAGGTGCCGATCTATGACGGCACCAACTTTGTTTCCACGCCAATTACAGGCGGCGAAATCTCGGTCGCGACCACTGACACTACGAAAAGCCCGGCCGCGATAGGTGCCAGCAAGGTAAATGATTGGTTTGTCTGGAACGACAGCGGGACAATCCGCATAGGTCATGGTCCTGATTGGACGAGTGACACTGCGCGCTCTGCCGGTACGGCCTTGGTGATGGTCAATGGCATTCTGCTCAACAACGCCTCTATCACAAACGGCCCTGCGGCAAGCCGCGGAACGTATGTTGGTACAACCAGGAGCAATGGGTCGTCGCAGCTTGATTGGATTTATGGAGGGCCTTCTGCTGGCGGGACTGCCGGTTTCTTTGGCGTCTGGAATATGTACAACCGAACGATGGTTGGTACCACGGTTATTGACACATCAGCCGGATGGAGCATGACGAGTACAACACCGCGCTCCGTCAATGCCAGTAACGGAAATCGGGTTACGTTCATTTCAGGGCTGGCCGAAGAGTCTATCTTTGCTTCATACACAAATATGTTTGGAAGCATGAACGCAGGAGGTGGAGTTGGCCGCGTCGGCTTCGCGCTTGATGCGACTGCATCGTTCGATTTTCAAGGATATGCTGTTACCAATTCATCTGGCATTCAGGTTGGGCAGCATCCTAGCGGAACTTATGTCCCGCAACTCGGTGTTCACTTCATCCAAGCAGTTGAATGCAGTGATGGTTCTGCTGGCGGTACAAACTTCGCTACGGGCGCTGGAAGTGGCTCTGCTGGCGGACAGCAAGGGCTAAAAGTAATGCTTAGGATGTAGAAATGCGCGATTGTTTAACGAAGAAATATATGTCCTTTATCGCGGTTAACACATAAAATGAGCAGGCTTCCACTTCTTAGCGCTTCTTATGCTGGTCAAAGCGTTATTGCTAGCGGTCAAGAATGCGTTAATTTGTACGCTGAGGTTAACGCGAGTGTTGATCCTCAAGCACCTGTTCCTATCACCTACTATCAAACTCCTGGTTCTCAGCTTCATGTGAATTCGAACGTGAATGCTAAAGTTAGAGGAACATACAGGACTAGTATCGATACTGCATATTTTGTTGTCGGCCCTAGCGTTTTCTATTTGGCTCCTGATGGGCAGATTATCCAAGTAGGCAGTATAGCAGATACCCCCACACAGGTTTATTTTAAAGATAATAAGGCATGTGTTGTCTTAGTAGATGGTGTCAATGGCTATGTCATCGATATGGCTTCCAACGCATTCGCTAAGATAATTGATCCTAATTTCTACGGTGCTGACTTCGTAGACTTGCTAGATACGTTTTTTATTTTCAATGTTCCTGACAGCAATCAATTTTTCATTAGCCTGTCCAACGCATCATACGGAATGCTGTCTAGCACCGCCATAGCGTCAGGAAGCATCACGACGCCTGGAGCAGCATACACTAACGGAAGCTATAGTAACGTTCCGCTCACTGGAGGTACTGGCACAGGAGCAACCGCTAATATCACTGTGGGTGGCAATGTTGTGACTGCTGTGAGCATAGTCACTGGCGGAAAAGGATACACCACAGGAGATGTTCTTAGCGCGGCTGCTGCTGATATTGGTGGAACAGGGGCAGGATTTACCTGGACATACTCCACACCCGATAGCGCATTCGATCCTTTAGATATTGCCGCGAAGTCTGGCTTCAATGATCCTATTGTGGGAATTATGGTTGTGCATCGTGAGCTTTGGCTTATCGGCACACTCACAAGTGAGGTGTGGATCGGCACCGGAGCTGCTGATTTTTACTTCCAGCAAGTTCAAGGTGCATACATCAATCATGGATGCTCAGCAGCTTATTCGATTGCCAGTCAAGACATTCTGGTATTTTTCTTGCAGCAGGACCAGCAAGGAAATGGCTTGGTGCTTCAAGGGCAGGGTTATGATGTTACTGAGATATCAACTCCTAGATTAGTAGCTGAATTTAAAAGCTATGTTACTCTAGCAGATGCTATAGGGTTTTGCTTTCAGTTATCGGACCACTCCTTTTATGCTTTAATATTTCCTGCTGCTAATAAGTCTTGGCTCTATGATCTATCTACTAAGCATTGGTTAGAATGGAATTGGGCTGACGCTAATGGGGTTTTGAACAGGCACAGAGCTAATTGCTGTATGTTTGCTTTTGGTTCAGTTCTGGTTGGCGATTTTGAGAATGGAAATATTCTTAGATTGAGCCCAGATGTTTTTACCGATTACTTTCCTGCTACCCCTACCGGACCAATTGTCAGAATTAAAACTCTCACCCACATCACCGGAGGGAACTACGAAAGGATTACTTATAAAAATTTTGATGCTGACGTTACTGTCGGAAGCATCGCCGATCAGGAAGCTGACCCGGAAATATTCTTAAGCTGGTCTGACAATAAAGGAGTGAGCTACGGAAATCCTGTCGCTCAGTCATTGGGCAAAACTGGCGAATATTTTACTACTGTTTCCTGGAATAGGCTTGGCATGGGACGCGATAGAGTTTTTAAATTACAATGGTCGGTTGACGCTGATGTCGCTCTAAATGGCGGATTTATTGAAATAGCTAAGGCTAGAACGTGACAACTAACACTAGGCCAGTTCCGAACACTCAATCTGCTATTGCCGCTACGGCTGATGGTAAGATTAGAGTTTTCTTGATTACTCCTTGGACGCAATTTTTTCAGCAGTTTGTGCAGAAGGCTCCCGCTGCTATCAATGTTAGCTCGTCAGCACAACCTTATCAGGCGAACCAGAGAGGAAAAATTATCATCAGTTGGCCAGCAGGTGCGCCAACAGTGAATTTTTATAGAGGAAATCCTCCTCCATCTGGAACTGACCCTATCATAGATTTGAGCGGTGTTCACATAATCCCTATCGCCATTGGTGATACCTTGACTTGGACATTTGTCGGCAATCCTGCCACTGATCCTACAGTTTTATTTTACGGAGATTAGATATGCAGATTGACAGGACCATAGCATGAATGAATTAGTTAGCTTAGATAATCTCAACACTAGAGATAAGATTTTCGCTGCTGAAGCATTTATGAGGGAACAGCCTCAGGTTGAAATTCCCGTCAAGCATTATTTTTCACAAGGCGTCTACGCTCGCGAAATCACCATCCCGGCTGGCGTCATCCTGACCGGAGACATTCACAAATTTAAGCAATTAAACATTTTGTCAAAAGGCAGAATGCAGGTATACACGGAGGAGGGTATCCGAGAAGTCGAAGCGCCTTTCACGGTCGTATCGCCTCCTGGTACAAAGCGGATTGCCCACACTCTCACAGAATGCGTCTGGACCACCATTCATGGTACCGATGAGACTGACGTGAGCGAGATAGAAAAAGTTTTCATCGCTAAGAGCGAGAACGAGTGGTTAGAATTTTCTAAATCCGATCAGTTGGAATTAACATTATGATGTTATTCATTTTCTATGCTGTGATGTTTGATTATTATTTTGGGGTTAAGTAACATGGCATGGGTTGCGACAGCGGTTATCGGATCAGCGGTCATCGGTGGCGCAGCTACCGCTTATGGTGCCAGCAAGGCTGCTGATGTCCAGAAAGCTAATGCTGACAAGGTTGCCGGTATTCAGCAGCAGCAATATCAGCAAACCAGAGAAGATTTAAGCCCGTATCGCAATATCGGCCAAACCGCTTCTACGCAGCTAACCAACAGGCTCTCCGAGCTGACTTCCCCAATCAGTGTTGATCCCAATCAGTTAGAAAACAGCGACTATTATAAATTCGCTTCTACTCAAGGTCAGAAGGCAGTCACCAATTCGGCCGCAGCCAGAGGCTTGGCTAGCTCAGGTGCGGCGCTGAAAGGTGCGGCGGCTTTCGCTAAAGGGTTGGCTACTGACACCTACAAAACTGCGTTCGATATGGCTAACACCAATCAGACGAATGCTTACAATCGTTTAAAAGGTTTAGTCGATACTGGTGAAAATGCCGCTGCGCAGACTGGTGTGCTCGGTGAAAAAGCAGCTTACAACACAGGGTCTGCTCTGACAGGAGGGGCTAACGCTGAGGCTGCTGCTGATAATAAAATTGGCGCTAGTGTGGGCAATCTAGCTTCCAATATCGGAGGATACGCTGCTTATAAGGGGCTATACGGCAGTGGCTCTAATCCGGCTACCACACAAGTAGGCAACTACTCTATGCCCGTATATTGAGATTTAGAACATGCCAGGATTAGAAGCAGACGTTTCCAGCTACAATCAGGCTTTGCCGGTATCTCCTTTGGAGATGGCTGGTAAGATTGGCTCATTGCAACAGCAGTCTCAGCAAATTCAAAGCGGCGCTATCAATATAGATAAGCAGAAGCTTGATTTGATGAATACTCAATTCGGGTTGATGAACCAAGAATTATCAACCATGATTGATGACCCGAATATCACTAAGCAGCAGGCTGCTGAGAGATTAAACAGATTTTCCAAAACTCTTAAGCTGCCCCCTGAAGCTGTCAATCACATGATGGAGGAGCTTAACGCAGCTCCTAGTGTCAAAGCGTTTTCAGAAAATGCTTTGCGTAGAGGCATGGACACACAACAGCGCATCAATCAGCAGTATGGTTCCCCTGAAACTGTGGATAGCGGTGCTGTCAAATATCAAGGTGTCAGGGATCAACGAACAGGTGCATTCAAGGCTGCTACTAAATTGCCTGCGCAGCTTGCTCCTGGAACTCCATTTTATATAGGTGGTCAGGCTAAAATCCTTGGCCCCGCTGGTCCTGAAGGTGTGCAACCAGCGGGCAGAGCGCTCCCTGTGGCGGTTCCTGATGCTGCTGGCTCTACAGCCCCCATCGTTCCGAAACCCGTCCGTAGCCTGCCTGTAGAGCCGCGCGTGAGCGGTCCCACTGGCCCCACTATCCGCCGCACTGATATGGAGGCTGGTGCTCCTGCTGGCCCTGCTCCTGGTGTCGAAAGCCGCATATCTTCTGGTTTGAATGCTGCTGCTCCTCCGAATTTTGAAACAGGTCAGAAGCAGTATGCAACTGATCAATCCAGCGCCACTGCTAAAGCCACTGCGTTGAAGCCGCTCGAAGAAGCTTTGGATTTGGGACGGCAGTTGAGTAAGACTGGTGTAGGTACCCCTACATTCAATGACATCAGAGCCAGGTTAACTAATTTAGGTATCATTAGCGCGGATGAAAAAAACCCTGCTGTCATCTATCAGATGTTGAATAAAAATTTAGCTCAGTTTGTCGATAAGAACGGCTCTCGCTCTGATGCTGATTTGGCTATTAAAGAAAGCAGCAATGCTAATGCTAAGACGCAGTTGCAGCCTGCTCTCACTCACATGGTTCAAAAGATCATTGGTCGTGAGCGAATTGAAATCGCTCGTCCTGGTGCTTTCGAAGGTTCTGATTATTCCAAGTATGGTAAGCACTCATCTGAATTCCCAACAAGCCAAGACGAGCGCGCATACACTATCGACAAAATGGCTCCTGAAGATGCGAGGCAGCTTTACATTGAAATGAAGAATAACGCCTTGAATGCCACTGGTGCCAAGAAAGAAGAAGGCATTAGATTTTTAAAATCTCTGTCTACGGCTAAAAAGCTTCGCCTCATTAACGGAATAAATTGATGCCTAAATTAGAAGGTATTGACCTTGAAGATTTAGACGCTTCTTTCGGTGGTTTTAAATCAGGGGACGCAACACCTAACAAATCTGCGTCAGACAAGGCCAAGATCGAAGGAGTTGATTTTGGCGACTTAGACGCCGCTTTTGGTGTCGCTCCTGCTGCGACTAGGGGCCGCGTCGATAATGGGCGCATATATGTTTCACCTGCTGGAACTGAGACACCTAAGCCAACTCGCAATGCCGATGCTCCTGGTCCTGTTGGTCAAGGCATCAGAGATTTTGCTAGTGGTGTTTGGCAAGGTGTGAAAGATGTGCCCACAACTGTGGCGCACGGCATTGGGTATGTAGATGAAGCAGTCGGCAATTTAGCTGACACATCTTCAAATCCTACAGTGCGAACTTTGTTTGGTGGCGGTGCTGCGCGTAATGAAAGATTTAAACAGGCTGAAGCCAGTGAGAAGGCTGCTCTTCCTGTAGATAACAGTGCGTTTGATTGGGGCCGGATAGGTGGACAAATTGTCGCCACCGCTCCGTTAGCCGCTGCTACACCTGAATATGCTGCTGTAAAAGCACTGCCTTATGTGGGCAAGCTCGGAGCGTCTGTGCTTCGCGGTGCCACTGGTGGCGCTGTGTTTGGAGCGGCTACAAATTCCGCTAATGATCAGGGTTTAATTTCTAACGTTGGTGAAAATGCTGCTTATGGTGCTGTCGGTGGTCCTCTGGCTGAAGGAGCGCTCAAGTATGGCAAGAAAGCCTTAGGTGCTATTGCTGAGAAGATAGCTATTAACAATATCGTCAGGGGCACTGGAATTGATCCTGGTGCCGCTAGGAATGTGCTGGCTCGCTTGACTGAAGTTGATGGGTTGACCCCAGCAGAAGCCGCTAACAGGCTCAAGCAATTAGGACCTAATGCAACTCTAGCCGATATCGATCCTGCTTTAACCACAGAGGCTAGCGGATTAGCTGCGATGGGCGGCAAGCCTACAAGTATTCTCAAAAACAGGTTCGGTGAAAGAGCAGAAGGTGCGAACTCTGCTGCTCATGACATCATGGAAACCAAGCTTGGTGCCAAGCCTGATTATGAGGCTGAGAAGGTCGCTGCTAAGCTTGAGCGCCAACAGAAAACATCCGCTGATTATGAAGCAGCCAAAGCCAGCAAAATGGCGCTGGATGTCGCTCCTGTTGCTCAAGGTATCGCAGCTAAGCTGGAAACTGCCGTCGGCTCTGAAGCTAAAGAGCTTGAAACAATCAACTCTTATCTTTTTAACAAAGACGGCAGCATTAAAGTCGATACTGCTCCACTCCTTAAGGTGAGGCAGGCTATCGATGATCGCTTGACCAAGCTTAAGAGCGAAGGCACTTCGCAAGCGACTGCCACATATCGCGCGGTGTCCAATGTTCGCGACGAGTTAGACAAGGTTTTAAAGACCAATCCTGACTTGGCCGCCGCTGATGCTAAGTATGCGAAGCTTCGTCAGGACTTTGAAGGTTTGGACTTAGGAAAGAGCGCTGTTTCACCTAAAAGCAATTTTGATAATTTCGCTCGCGAATTTGATGCCGCTTCTCCTGAAAAGCAAGAATACATGCGCAAAGGCTTGCGCATTCAAATTGGCGACTTGATGGAGAAGGCTACTCGCGGTGAGCTTTCAGAAGCACAGCGCTTATTTGGCAAATCCACTGCTAATAGAAACATCATAGAGAAGGCTTTCGGTCAGGAAGGTACTGATGTTTTAAATGCTCTGGAAAAGGAAGCTAAATTTAGAGGTACCGAACAAGCTGTTAGAGCCAATAGCTTGACGGCTGAGCGTCGCGCTGTTCAAGAGCGGCCTGAGTATGGTGGGGATCGCAAACCTAGCCTTTTTGGTGATGCTTTGACGGGTGTGGCTATTGATGCGAGCACAGGAAGCTTAGGTGCTGCCACTGCTGTGCAAACAGCTAAGCGGGCTGGCTCTAACTTCCTCAGTAATTTATCTGATGCTAAAATCAAGAAAACCATAGAAGGCACTGCTGATTTACTCTCTAGGAAGCAATCTAATGGGGGGAGCAATGCGCTTGATGTCCTCAACAGGATACACGGTAAAAATAGTTCTAGGCTCAGGCTCCCTGTCGAATATAATGGGCTCGATGCGATCACTCAAAGAAGCTCCCTCCCTGTCGTCATAGAAGGTATCAGAGGCGCCAGAAAAAAATTCTTGGAGCGATAGCACTGCCCACATTACAAACACCAGCATAGCGAAAGCTAGTGCTAATATTAGCGCAAGAAATATCACAGTGAAAATTAGAGATTTTAGGCTCATTTCTAAAAGCATGCAGAAGGCCATTAAGATGAATTCTAGCATTTTTAAAACTTTCTTCATTAGTTTAGCTGTGATTGCTAACACGCATTTCGCGTATTGTCAAACTGCGAGTATTTTGCCTCCTGCGAAGACTACCTTTGTTGATCAGAATGGCAAGCCGTTAACGAGCGGCACTGTTGATTTTTACAATCCCGGCACCACGACACGCAAAACGACTTGGCAAGATAGCTCCAAATCCGTCTCTAACACTAATCCAGTTGTTTTAGATGCTGCTGGCAGAGCTTTGATTTTAGGTGATGGTGCGTACAGGCAAGTTGTTAAAGATCGTTACGGTAATTTGATTTGGGATCAAGTAACTTCTTCTATTGGTTCTGGCGGCTCTGGTGGCTCAACGATAGGTGATGGTTTATCTGTTGGAACTATTTTGCCAAATAGTAGCGTCATAGCTCCTGCTAATTATCAATTTGCTTATGGGCAAGCATTATCCAGGACTTCTTACCCTGAGCTATATCAAGCTTTAACTTTTACTGCTGCTATTACTTGTGTTGGCGGAAGCACTACCATATCTGTTGCAGATACATCAAATTTATCTGTTGGAACTGTTTTAGAAAGTATTTGTATTTCTGGTAGTCCTACTATTGTTTCTAAAACTTTTTCAACTGTTACATTATCTTCTAACGCCACTATTTCAGTGACCACCACTGGAAGATTTTTCTTGTATGGTAATGGTGACGCTTCTACTACTTTTAATTTGCCTGACTTGAGGGGATATGTCATTGCAGGACGCTGCAATATGGGTGGTGTTGACTGCTCAGTTTTAAATTCTACTTATTTTAGCTCTAACTCTAACAATACTCCTTCGAGCACTAATGCTAAAGGTGGAAATCAAAATAGAGCCTTAGTTACTGCAAACGTACCTCCACATACTCATAGCGGTACTACTGGAGATGATACGCCAGATCATACTCACAATACTGTAATTCCTACTGGACTTACTAGCGGCGGTTATTCGGTCTCTGGTACCAATATGTATGTAAATCAGGGCGGTGTGACCGGAGGAGCTAATTCTCGTCATCATCATCCATTCACTACTGATAATGGAACTGGCACTAGCGCTCCATTTTCTATTGTTCAGCCAACTTTAACATTAAATTATGTTATTAAAGTTACTCCTGATGTAAATTTAAATTCTACATTTGGAGTTGCGTCTATAGGAGGTATGACTGGCGTTATAGCTTGTGGTGCAAATATAACTTGCGCTGGCAATACTATCTCTATTAATAGTCTCATTCCTTCTCCTACACCTACTACTTTGGGTGGTATATTTTCTGGAAATGCTCCAGTAAATCAGGCTGTGACAGGAGTGGATACTGCCGGTAATCTAATTTTTAATGCTCTTTCTGGTGCTGGAAATGTAACTGGTCCTGGCAGTTCAACTATCGGGCACATAGCTACGTTTGGAAACACTACTGGTACTTTAATTCAAGATAGTGGCTATACTCCAAGCAACTTTGCATTTATTTCAGCTAAGGATTATGCGTCAGGTTCAACAGCTTCGACAACTGGAACAATTAATGCTACTTCTAATTCTTTAGCTTTAGCATCTGCTTTAGATTTTAAAAATGGTCAGGGCATACGCATCAATCATGCTGGAACTGCTTCAGGGGTGTCCACCCCTACTTCTCCTAGTGCTGTAGCAGTTGGCACTGCTGGAGCTACTACATACACTTATCAAGTTGTAGCTCTTTCTGCCACTGGCGGTTATTCTGCGCCAACAGCCACTTTCACCGTCACCAATGGCAATGCCACACTGTCTCAAACCAACTATAATCGCATTTCTTGGACTGGAGCAGCTACAGGTTTTGCAATATACGGGCGCATTGGAGGTTCTTTAACCTTCCTTGGCACTACTGGCGGCACTCAGTTTGAGGATTATGGACCTTCTTCTTATTTTCAACCTGCTCCACCCGACTGGCTTCCTTCTACTGTGCCTGTTGGCGCAGCCAATAATTATTTAATTACTACGATTTCTTCTGGTGGTGGCACCTTTACTCTTACTTTAGCAGCTACCGCTACAGTTACAGCAACAGCACAAAATGTTTATCATGATGATACTACAGCATTGCAAACTGCTCTCACTACTGCCCAAGCTGCTGGAAAAGCTTTAGACTTGTCTGGTGGAGGATTTAGAATTTCTTCTACTTTGAGTGCAAACGCTCCTGTAGAAATTCGCGGCTCCGCTGGCGGCTCAACTGCTCTTAGCGGAATTCTTTTAACTAATCTCACTCAAGACGGTATCACGCTCTCATCAGGCAACTACGCCAACATCCACGACTTTAGTATGTGGGGCAATGGCACTCAATTAGGCGGCTCTGGTATCAATTTTTCTACTTCCACTGGTGGGCACACTGTTCGCAATCTCAACACTAACCAGCTATGGAATTCTCTTAATCTTAACGGTGGGCCTTATTACATATATGGCAATCTTCTTTCTGGTTATGGCAATGTTATAAACATTCCAACTGCCGGAGATAGCGGATACATCAACAACTCGATTTCACCTCTTAAAATTCCTGGTAATCTTGGCGGTGGAGGTATTGGTTTTAATATTACTGGTAATCCTGGCGGCACTAAGATCATAGGCAACAAGATCAACGCCGCTATCGCAGGCTACGATGTCGCAGTGCAAGTCGTTGTCACCTTTTCTGACGCGGATATCCTAATCGAAGGCAACTCCTTCGAGGGCTGGAAAATTGATGGCATCTTCATAGATCGCTCTGGTCCGTTCACCTTCGCCAACATCCATATCGTCGGTAACCAACTCGCTGGCGGCCAGCTTGGTGGCGGACGCGGTGTCTACGCCCCTACCACTGCGTCGTGGATTTCCAATATCGTCATCAATGACAACATCATTAGCGCCTCTACTGCTGGCATCGAATGGGACGGCGGCTCTGCTATTAATTTATCTGGTAATATAATTACTGCCACCACTGGTATTGCTCTAGGTGCCGGCACTAGCGGCTGTGGTTTTGGGATGAATAATTTTCCAGGAACCTCTACTCAAATTACAAATACTAATCCGTGCATTTTTACTGCTGTAACTGGTACTAAACCTGCATATCCATAAAAGGAAAACCTAAATGCCAACAAAATGGCCCCATGCTGATACTGATGACACAGGAATTGAATAATGGAACCGGCGTCTATTCGATATAAAAATCCTGGTGCGATGTGGGGAAGCGCTTTAGCCATTAAATGGGGAGCAGCGAAGAAAGCTGTGTCGCTCAATGACGGCTTAGGGCAGGGAAACAATATTGCTGTTTTCCCCACATATGTTCAAGGCATCTGCGCTCAGCTAGATTTGTGGAGAACATCTAAGAATTATAGAAACAAGAAATTCTCAGACGCTATTCGCGTGTGGTCTGGCGGCAATTATGTTGAGAGTTATATCGGATTTGTCCTGAAGCGTGTTCCTGGAATGAAGCGCGATACAATCATGGATGATGCTTTCTGGAAAAGCTCTATGGGTGTCGCGTTCCTGAAAGCTCAGGCTTGGCATGAGGCTGGTAAAGAATACCCTGCTCCGGATGGTGACTGGATCGAAGCGCAGCGCTTAGTGTTCGCTTCTGGCACTACCGGCACGGTTGGCATTCCTAACCCGACACCTGCCCCTGAGAAGCCAAAGCGCGATACTAAATGGCTACAGGCATCGCTCAATAAGCTCGGAGCAAAACCTGCTCTAGTTGAGGACGGGGTTATTGGCCCTGATCTGCGAGCAGCTATCAAGGAATTCCAGCAAAAGAACGGGCTTGACGTTGACGGCTTGATTGGCCCATCAACGTTGCGTGAGATTGAGCTTGATCTGAATAGGCCTGTCGAAATTAGCCTGCCTGCTCCTGGCGAGCACGGAAACCAGCCTATCGCTAATTCTTTCTGGCAACGTGTCATTAATTTATTTAAACCGAAAGTTAGCTAAAATGGATTTAAGCTCATGGGGTAGGGTCATAGTTTCCGGGATTGTTGTCATTGGTTTCATCACAGTGACAATCATCTACATGACGCAAAAGTTAAACGGAAGTGCTGTTCCTGAAATCCTTTCTATTCTCCTGGGAGCGCTCGCTACCAACTTCACCGGAGTGGTTGGATATTGGATCGGTAGCAGCGCATCCTCTAGCGCAAAAGATGTGACCATTAGCAACATGGCGACCAAGCCGTGATCACTGGAATAGTCGCCATTCTCGGAGCTTTGGCAGGCTTCATCCCTGCCATAACTCAGTTGCTAACGTTGAAGGCTAACAATGCTCAGCAACTCGCAATGGCTCAAATCCAGTTACAGGCTCAAAAGGAAGGCATCGCTCTACAGATTGACCTCGCTAATGCTCAAGCTGATATTCGGCAAGCAGATGCTATTTACAGTTTTGGTAACGGCCTTACTGGTAACAAATTTGTTGACGCGCTGGCAGTATTTGTGCGCCCCTACATCACCCTTGTATTCTTTCATTTGTGGGTTCTTTTAGAGGTGTGTTTGTTTGTCTATGGTGTCAACAGTAATTATGACTTAGGACAATTAGTTAAGTTATTATGGGGTGATGAGACTGCTGGAATTTTTGGCGCGATTATGGGCTTCTGGTTTGGAGACAGAATGATGCTCCGCGGTCAACAGAAAATGGCCGCTACCATTGCAATTACTCAGAAAGGTAAATAGATGGCTTGGTTTACAGGTATTGCGGGCTTTGCTGCAGGCGGTGCGCTCATCTGGTTTGGCAAGGATGCCATTCTGAAACTTGTGATCGGCGCGAACGTTTTATCTGCTAGGTTACGGGAAAAGGCAGATGCGATTGCTGCGGCTGCTAAGAAGTAGCTCAGAAAGTGTGATCTAGTTCACAAAAAAGTTGACTACCGTCAGGTGCATAGTTACAGACTGTAACCTAGGGATGCGCAGTCTGTTTAAAATTTAACCATTTTGAAACTATCGCTTGCTGAGAGCGTAGTTTTACGGTATGGAACTTTGGATGTGGA